GTTTTTGCTAAGGTTTGTAGAACGAAGTCCTGTAAACCTTAGCACTGCTGTTCTAGCTTCATCGGTAGTACCCGCATTAGCAGTCAATATATAATTACCAGAACCGGTGATAGATATTGTAGTTACAGCAGTTATAGAATCAACTAGTAATGAGCATATGTTCTTGTTGGTTGTATCACCCCAAGACCCTGATTGCTCACCGTTGGCTATGTTCTCAAGTCGTAGGTTATTTGCGTAAGTTGATGGCATATAGATCCACTAAGGTAAACCATGTAACAATAACTTCTCTGTCTTCTGCCGCAGGTGTTGTGTAGTGCCTGTGCGTACCATAAGGAGGAAACACAACAACTTTACCTGTTTCAGTCTTTATACTTTTATTCTGGTTAGGAAAAACTAATTCTCCCCCAGTGTTAGTAGTTAAATGCAGTACTACTGACGCATAGCGTATGGTAGATCTACCAGTACTAAGTAGTGTGTTCTTATCTACTATACCATCAGTATGCGTCTTACATACTTGCCCTACACCATACTTGTGATACTCATATCCATTATCACCAGACCCAAACGAGGTTTCATATATACCGCTAATCTCTTCCTGAATACCTAACATAATACTGTTTATCTTAGCATCTACTTCTTCTAACCCCGGTGTGCCGGTTATCATTAGCGAGGTGCCTTCCCTATTTCCGCTGTAAGTATCAGCATCAGAGTTAGTACCGTACTGAGCAACCGCCTCTCTTATAAACGCAACGTCTGCTTCAGCAGCATATCTTGGAAACTCAAGAATCATGCATCTTTTGTTGCTATGATTGAGTCGTAGTATTTAACCCCGTGAGTTAGTGAATGGTCATGGGACGCATCGCCCCCCGCAGATGTTGTTGGGGATGTATAACTTGTATTTCCAACTAGCCCTTGATTACCCCCCTGCAGTCCCGCTACGGGATTATCTGCCCCCCTCTGGTGGGTATGTGATGGCATTTGGGCTACAGATAAAGTAGTACCCCCAGTAACCGTCTGAGCGTTCCATGTACTAAATGCTACAGAACCACCACTTGGAGTAACCGACCCAGTAACTAACCGTAAAATAGAATCGTTGATAGCCGCAGTTGTATCCTTAGTCCAGCCCGTAGGAGCTGCTGTCTGGGGAAATATAAGTTTTGTCCCCGCTGCAAACGGAGGAGGGTTTGCCGATGAAGCCCATGCAGTGCCATTAGAAGTTAGTACGTTACCAGAAGTACCGGGAGCTACCGTACCTACTACCCCAGAAGCTGCGGATAACACTCCAGTGAGGGTTGAAGCTAGTGTTGTGACCCCTGTAACCCCTAAGGTCCCTGTAACTGTTTCATTACCTACAACTGCTAGATTGCCTGTGATTGTCCCACCTACAGACAGGTTTGTTGATATAAACGAATCAATACCGTCGCTGTACACGTTGTATATACCAAAAGGAACTGTGGCAGCTACAGCACCTGCAGCGGTGCGTATAAGTAAGTTTTGCTTAGTTAATGCAAGATTAGTATTGTTATCAACAATATAAGTTTTAACTACTGGGGGGATGTATATAGTACAAGCAGCAGAAATGTCGCCGGTAAACTTTAGAACTGCATTCCTAGACTCGTCTGCCACCCCATTAAATGCGGTAAGTGTATATGTAGTTAATCCTGTAATACTTACGGTATTTAGCCCTGCAACAGCGTCAACTAATAACCCGCATATGTTCTTATTGGTCGTATCACCCCAACTTCCAGACTGCTCGCCGTTGGCTATGTTTTCAAGTCGTAGGTTATTTGCGTAAGTTGATGGCATGATGGGCCCAAGTATGTTCGTGTATTATATATGAATTTTATTCTTTATGTATATCAGAATCATATGCAGGGGGGCGCACTAACGGAGTAATGGTAGGATCTGTAAAACATGCTAACTCAGTAAAAGTCATTGATGGCTCTAGTATATCTTCCTCCCTCACCCCAGTACGAAGTGCATGGATACAACAGGCTACGCAGTCATCTTCTAGTGCTTCTATAAAGTGGAGCTTATCCTTAACTACATACACTATATGAGGCGCAGTAAATATCCTACTATTCCCTTCTACTGTTATCTTAAATGATCCCTTAGACAGCAAGGTAATATGGTCATATGTATGTGCGTGAGCGTTATTTATATCCCCTTTACACTCAAAATGCAACTGTCGTACCCATAGATTAGATACACATGCCATTTTAGTCTTTATCATAGGTGCACTTAAATAACTGCAATAGGGATATTATCAACTGTCATAGATGGCAATAGGCTAGGTGACTCAATTAGCGCCGCCGCTTCTTGTTGTGCTGTATATACTTCTACGCCCATTAACTGACAAGCTACAGCCCACGTTGGTAGTTCTGCAATACGCTGATTAATAGGTTTATTTTCGCCAAAACTATCTTCTTTGAATTCTATCCATCCAGCCATATTGTTCCATTGTAGGACCGATACTCCTTCCGGTATGAGATCAACTATACCCGGTACTACGCATACCCAGTCATCTGTGTAGACTGTAGAATCTGATTTAATTAATGTAAGCCGCATGATATATCCTTTAATTTTTAGAAGCCATAATAATATCCACATACTGCACTGCCATGTCAAGTGAAGAAGCTAGTGATCCACTAGAAGCATGGGTATGGGATTGACCACCTCCAGCGGGGTCACTACTGCTATTAGGAGCGCCACTTCCTTGATCCACGGTTGCTACGTTTAGATACAATGCCCATACACTACGCGGCGTTGTGCTGACTAAATGGGTATGGGATGGCATCGTTGTTGCATCTAATGTGGTACTTTCTATACCCGCCGTTATAGCCGAAGTAAGAGTAGTGAATACTGTAGAAAAGGCAGTAGTACCACCTGAGCTAGCTGTTCCTGAAACTACCCTGAGTGCTGTATTAGCATACGTGGTTATTTTTGTCCATCCAGTAGGAGCCGCAGTCTGTTGAAATAGCATAACAGTACCCGGTGCAATAGGGACTTGCGTAGGTATATTATAAGGTAGTGTTGTTATAGTGTAGCTAGTGTTTACTCTGTTTCTATATAGCATGATATTTAGTTTTTCTGCGCAAGAATTAAATCTACGTACTGCACCGCTAAAGTGAGATTTGATGATGCTGGTGTTCCTGATATAGAATGCGTATGGCTAGCTCCTGATCCAGTAGTACTACTGCTGGTTATTGCACTACCGGGAAATGATTTATCAAATCTATTTGGCTGAAATCGCCCGTCATCTGGTCTTACTGCACCTCCTCCTACACCATGCACATGTAACGGTATTTGTGTTGTTGACAGTGTAGTAGCTACACCAGATAGCGTACTAGCTCCAAAACTTAGCGGCCTATTAGTAAATACTGTAGAAAAGGCAGTAGTACCGCCTGAGCTAGCTGTTCCTGAAACTACTCTTAATGCCTTATTATCATGCGCCGTTAGCTTTGTCCATCCTACAGGTGCGGTAGTCTGTTGAAATAGCGATATACTCCCTGTGACTATTGTAGCAACAAACCCACTACTAGTTAGGTAAGGTAGCTGCCCTACGTTAGTGCTTGTATTGCGTAGATTTCTTTTTATCATAGTGTTAATCTTTCTGGGCTAGGATAATATCTACATATGCAACATTCAATACAGTTGCAGGCACCGATGGAGTCAGCGGGTGTGAATGTCCTAACCCACCACCAGTAGCGCCACTATTTGTAGCTGTACTACCTGCGGGTATTAGGGTGCGTAGTACTGCATATGCTGGGTCGGGGGGTGGACTATCTACAATTGCTACACTAGTTGATGCAACAAGGTGAGTGTGTCCCGGCATTGTGGCTGTTGTTACCGTTGTACTACCTACAGAAAGCCCAGTTACAGTTGGGGTTTGGTTTGTAAATACCGTAGTGAATGACGACGTACCCCCGGAGCTAGCAGTGCCTGAGACTACCCGCAGCGCCTTATCATTGTGTGTTGTTAGTTTAGTAAAACCCGTTGGCGCTGTAGATTGACCAAATACAGCTATATCCCCCGGATTAATAGGTACATCAGCAGGCCATGCACAAGGCAGGGTATTTATCACACCCCCAGCACCATTACTATCTGCGCTGATATTAACCCGGTTGCGGTATATCATATTAGGCCGCTATCTTAGTCCAGACAGTAGATTGTGTATCGTTTACAGGAGTCCATGTATTAGTCTGTGAATCGTCTACTAGAACCCATGTTGCTGTTTGTGCATCAATTACTAACCCCCATACGGTAGGGTAGCCTATGTACCCTGTAGCCTGCACACCAGTTACTGCTATGTTTTGTTGGGTTGATACCGTGACACTGCCGACAGAACCTGTAGATTGTACGCCGATGGGGTAGACATTAGCCGCAGCATCTACTAATACATTACCTACCTGACCGGTAGCTGCAACACCTGTTACAAAAATGTTTTGTTGAGTTGATACTGTAACACTGCCGACAGAGCCTGTAGCTTCAACACCAATCGGGTAGACATTAGCCGCAGCATCTACTAATACATTACCTACCTGACCAGCAGCTTCAACACCTGTTACTGATACGTTTTGGTTGGTAATGAATGTGACATTACCGATAGCACCTGTAGCTTCAACACCAGTAGGGTAGACATTAGCCACACCATCTATTGCTACACCACCAATCTGACCTGTAGCTTCAACACCTGTTACTACTATGTTTTGGTCTGTCTTGAGGGTAACGGTGCCGATAGCACCTGTAGCTTGTACACCTGCTACTGATATGTTTTGGTCTGTTTTGAGGGTGACAGTGCCGATAGCACCTGTAGCTTGTACACCTGTTACCGATACAGCTATGGCCCCGGGGTTTAATATGTCCGCAAAGGGTGCTGCGGCTAATGGTGTAAAGCCTAACATCTGCGGTTATACGGTGTAGATGATAGTGCTGTGTTGTACTGTCCCGCCCATGATGTGCCTCTTTATATTAACCAGATAATAAACGCAATTATAACTACTACTAACGTAGTGCGCTTAGAGTTCTTAATCAGCTCGATAAAGCTGTCTTTAATGGTCATTTAGCTTGTCGGGCTTGGACTTCAGCTTCCGCTTCAGCTTGACGCTGTGCTGCCGCCATTACCCATCCTTGTGCAAATGCAAGCTCAACCATCTCGTCTTTGCTACCGGGGATTTGCACGTTGTTTGCAAGGCATTGCTGCACAGTAAGCGCAACGATCTCTTCAATAGCAATTCGACAACGCTCATGAACTGCGTTTTGAATCCAGTTGTCTTGAGAAAACGCCACGTAAGAAAGAGCCAAATTTTCAGCGGGCGTAAGTGTGATGTTGTATTGATTCATAATTTTTTCCTTTAAGTTTGAGTTAACCGAGTAAATAGCCACCAAAAACTTGATATACCCCACCATAAGTAGCATTGGAGTTTTCGTTGCGACAAGCTACGGCATCCCCAGTAGCTAAAGTAAGAGTTGCACAAGTTGAAACTTGCTTATACATAGTTGCCACGGAGTTTTCTGTTGCGGCTTGAGCTACTCCATTTAGCCAGATAGCCACATTCGTTGTAACGTTCGCCCCTGAAAGAGAAGAAATATAGAAAAAATATACTCCAGCAACTGGTGCGGTAAATACCCCTGTTGTTGTGTTGAAGTTGCTCCCTCTATTTGTTCTTGTTGCCGAATTTTGGAGTATTGTGCTATTTCCTGTCGTGCTCCCCCCATATGCCATAAACGCTGGCTGAAACGGCATTGTCACTCTGCCACTAGTGTCAATACGCATACGTTCTACGTTGTTGGTTCCAAGCACTAATGGATAGTTGTTATTCGTATAACACCACCCAGTTGTGGTATCTGAATACAAAGCCATATCCGCGCCAGAAACCGTAGTAACCCTTGCCTCACAACTACCCGCCCGTGAGATTTGAAATTGTACAGTAGGACTAGCAGTCCCAATCCCCACATTACCGCTGGTGTCTATCTTTACTCTCTCACTGCCTCCTGTGTAGAAGGTCATAGGTAGGTATGTGCCTGTGCCAATAACTGCGGAGCCTAATCGTACATCTGTGCTACCAACAACACGCAAATCGGCTTGGGAAGCATTATTAGCATCACTACTGTTAAACATTTGAATAGCTGAAGTTGTAGCTGTTCCGTTTGGAAGTACAGGGATAATACTATTACTATTTAAGGTACTTGTCTGAAACGCTACACGATTAGCAAGAGTAGCATTACTAAAGTCACCAGTAATTCTGTTGCCTGTTCCTGTGAATGTTAAGTTTGTTGTTATAGTCTCAGCAGGCGAGGTAATTCCCAGAGTTCCATCTATGACAACGCTCATACTGTCTCCTTTACTTCTGGATTTGGATTAACCCACTGACACGTTTCTTCATCCAGTGTCCAAGTAGCGTCCGGTTGTGGTGGAATGAAGGCATCTCTTACTGGATCGTAGCTGTAACCGATACCTGCGTAGTTTTTGCGTAGAGGTCTGCCCTCTGGGTGCTTACCACCAAGTGTGTTGTATGAGGTCTGTAACCATGTGCCGGGGCTAGAGTCTACAAAGGTGTCAAAGAACTCTGGTTCAGCAACAATGACGTTAACCACTTTTCCATCCAATACTTTAGCGAAGTGACTCATGCTGTGTATGTCCCTGAAGATGTGAATGTGTGAATTGTGTAACCGCCTGACGAAGTGACAGTGCCACCAGTGCCACGTTGAGAACCAGTATAGCTAATAATAACAATGCCAGAACCGCCTGCGCCTCCACCTGCGGTTTGGTAATTATTACCTCCGCCGCCACCACCTTGGTTAACTCCACCACTGTTGCCAACTCCAGCCGTGTTTCTTGCATTTGCGCCGCCACCTAAACCCCCTGCACCCTGTGGGCCAACGGTATCCGCAACGTCTTGTAAATTACCCCCGCCACCGCCAGCATAATAAGTAGCAGTTCCACTAATGCTATATTGAAGACCATTGCCCCCAGCGCCACCTACAGATCCGTTACCTCCAGTACCAACACCACCAGCGCCACCACCACCACCACCAG